TTTCAAGTGCTTAAATCATCTAAAGGAACACACATTGACTCTAAAGGAGAGGAAGTTCCTGTAAGAGTGCTAGAAGATGTTAAAGTCTGGGAAGTTTCTCCAGTACTTGTAGGAGCACAACAAAACAGCTTTGTACAAGCTCTTAAATCAGGTTTACAAACTTATGATGATGTAGATACAGAGTTTGAGGAAGTAAAAGAGGAAGAATCTAAGTATGGAAAATGTACTTATGAAAAAGATGGCAAGTGTGCCAAAGAAAAAGATTTAAAGATTTCAAGTGCTACTGATGCAAGTATCAGTTCATCCCAACAGGGTATGAGGCTTGGAGAACATGCTGTAGCTTCTCTTGAGGAGTTAAAGGCATTCACAGAGAGAATAGAGGATCTAGCTTCTCTAAGAAACTCTGAAAAAAAGACACTTAGCTCAAAATCTACAGAGCTTATAGCTAAATATCTACAAGGTGTTAGTTCAATCTATAACAGGTTGGATGATGCTCTTGCTGATTATGGTTATGATCCTGTTAAAGATAATGAGTTATTTCTAGAAGTTCAACAGAACTTAATGGAAAATAATTAATAAGGAGAAAGATATAATGGCAACATTAAAAGAACTTAGAGCAGAAAAAGCTCAAAAGTCAGAAGATTTAGCTAAGATATTTGACTCTGTAAAAGATATGTCTGAACTTTCCTCAGATCAAAAAGAGGAAATCAAGAGAAGAAATCAAGAGTTAGCAGAACTTGGAGATTCAATTACTGAATTACAAGATCTAGAGGGAATGAAATCCCAAAACTCTGATATGATGGAAGCTTCTAAAAAAGTTTCTGGAATGCCTGTTTATGGAGAGCCAGAAGTAGAAGAAGCAAAATCTCTTGGGGCACAATTTATAGATTCAGATGCTTATAAATCTTTTGTTGATCATGGTATTAAGAATGTTCCTTTTGAAGCAAAAACTGATGTAACAACCTCAGTTTGGACTAGAGATACAGTCTATCAGCAAGTTATTCCTGCTATAGAGCCTAATCCTAATCCTGCTTTGGACTTGGTAGATTCTATCAATACAGATCAAACAACATATTACTTCTTGCAAGAATCAGCAACCAACAATGCAGCAGAAACTGCAGAAGCTGGTGCTGCTCCAGAAGATGCTTTCAGCTATTCAGCTGTAACAGCTCCTGTAAGAAAATTCATCACAACTTTGCCTATCACAGCAGAGTTGCTTGAAGATCAAGCAGGTGCAAGAGCATATTTTGATGGCAGACTTGCAAATCATGTAATGCAAAGATTAGAAAAACAATTCCTAATTGGTGGTGGAGTAGCTCCAGATGTTAAAGGACTTACTCAACAAACAGGAATCAACACAATCACTTACACAGCAGGGGCATTCCCTGACACTGCAGGTGGCAAGTTAAGAACAATTCTTGATGGTATCAAAGATGTAGAAATCAATGGAGAATTAGCTCCAGATGCTGTTTTGATGAGTCCTGCTGCTTACAATGCTTTAGTAAGTCAAGTTGATGGAAACAATAACTTCATGTTAGGTGCTTCTGCTTTGGCAGGATCTCCAACTATTTGGGGTTTACCTGTTGTTAAATCATCACAAATTGGTGGTGCTGTATCTACAACTATTGATGTAGTTGTTGGTAAATTTGGTGGCTCTTTAGCAGTTAACCATGTATTTAGAAGAGGAATGGAATTACAGATTTCAGACTCAGCTAAAGATGGAGACTTTGGTAAAGATATACTTACAGTAAAGGCTTCCTTAAGGTATGCTCTTGCTGTGTATAAACCACAAGCATTCACAAGAATTAATGATATTGAATAATAGTTAATTAATATGGAAAAAATACAGAGCCATAGTTTTGTTCTAAAGAATGAGATTATTGGCTCTGTGTTCCATGAGGAGAACAAAAATATGAAATTTATAGAAAAAGAAGCAGATTTTGTGTGGAAAGATAATGAAACAGGTAAATTTGCTAAAGGTAAGGATTGTCCTTTCCTAAGTGGTGTTCTTGTTGCAAGTATGGGAGATCCTATGCCTGATGTTAAATTAGAAACACCTAAGAAAAAAGCAGCTAAAAAAGTAGAAAATAAAGCTGTTAAACCTAAAGAGGATAAGTAATTAAATGGCTCATACACAGTATGTAGATAAAGATGATGTAAAAACTTGGCTTGGTATTACAGGCACAGGGCAAGATGCTAATCTTGATATTGCTATTGATGCTGCTTGTAGAGCCATTGATGACTTTGTAGGAAGAGAGTTCATACAAAGTGAAACAGTTGAAACTAGATATTATGACTGTGAGTTTATGGATTATGCCTTTATTGATGATATTGCTACAACAACAGGGTTAGTAGTAACAACACTTAATCAAGATGGCACAGATGATCAAACTTTAGTTTTAGACACAGATTATTATCTATATCCACTTAATGCAGACAAACTAACACCAACAATGCCTTTTGATAAAATAGTTATGGCTATAGAGAATGGTGGCAAAATACTTCCAACTAGCCATCCTAAAGGCTTAAAAATTACTGCTAAGTTTGGTTTTCCTGATCAACACAATGCAGGAAGCTATATCCCAGAAGCTATAACACAAGCTGCACTAATACAAGCTAGTAGATTTTGGCAAAGAAAAAACAGTCCTATGGGATTTAGTGGTAATCCAGAAACAGGACAAGCTCCAATAATATTTCTTTCTGAGCTTGATCCAGATGTTAAAACTTTATGTAAAAGATTTAAAAAATCAACAATTACTCTTGCATCAGGTAGACCTTATGTTGGCTTAACAGCTATTAACAACAATAGGCTCTATGGTGTATGAAACTAACTTTAAATGGAGCTTTAGACTTATCTAGAGCAATCAATTCACAATCTATCTGGAATAAAAGAAGTAATGATTTCTTTAACAAACTTGCACTAGAACTTAAAGAGGATTCTCTTAATGCTTTAGAAAATCAGCCATCTCCTAGATCACAAGCAGGTAGAGGCAATAAAAACACAGGTAACACTAGGAGAAGTGTGTTTACTGCTAAATTAGGTAACACTAACAGGCTAAGGATGTCTGAGGGCTTTAAATTAGCTTCTAGTAGCCCCACAGCCCCTTTTATACATGGTAAACCAATCTACAGGGGATTTAGTCCAGTAAAGAGAACAAAGCCTTTTTTTCCACCTTATAAAGAGGGATCTAGTCTTGCTAAGTGGGCTAAGAGAGGTACACCTAAACTAAATCCATTCTTAGTTGCTAGAGCCATATCTAAGAGAGGTTTGAAGATGAAACCTTTTATTGGTGGTGTTGTCTATGAGAAGCAGAAAGAAATAAAAGCAGGTGCAGAAGATATGCTAGAATCTATAGCAAGAGATATAGCTAGGAGTGTTAAGTAATGGCTGCTTTAACAGCAATCAGAGATGGTTTAAAAACAAATTTAGAAACAATATCAGGGTTAACTGCTTATGAATATGTACCAGACTGGATAGAGCCACCTATAGCATTAGTAGCTCCATTAAATAGTTTAAACTATGATTCAACAATGGCTAGAGGCTCAGATACCTATGAGATACCTATAGTGGTGTATATATCAAGAGTAGATGCTCAGACTGCACAAGATGGTGTAGATGCTTATTTAGCTTCATCTGGGGCAACCTCAGTTAAAGCAGCTATAGAGAGTGATCCAACTTTGGGAGGTGCTGCTATGTCTGTTAGAGTTATAAGTGCAACAGATTATGGAGAGTATGAAGTAACACAGGGAACTAGCTTTCTTGGTGTAACATTCAATATAGAGGTAATAGCATAATGAAAATAAAAATATTAATTGGAAGTAACTATCCAGATAAAGATGGTAGTGAAATAAGGTGTGAAGCAGGAGAAATCTGTGATGTACCAGACAAGATTGCTAAAAGTTTGATAAAGAATAAAGCTGCAGTAAAATTTGATAGTAAAATGGCTAAAGAGGAAGAGGAATAATGCCTACATTTAATCATGGTAAAAATGCTGTTGTACTATTAGATGATACAAATCTATCTACAACTTTAACTGATGCAAGTGTATCTTTAACAGCAGATGTAGCTGAAACTTCAACATTTACAGCAAGTTCTAAAACTTATGTTTCTGGATTAAAAGATGGAACAGCTACTCTTTCAGGTTATTTTGAGAGTTCAAGTCCAGATGCAGATGCAGAGTTTTTATCCCAATTAGGTAGTTCAGGTAGTGCTTTTACTATTGCTCCTATTGGGCATACAAGAGGAAATCCAACTGAGTTTGGTAATGTCATTGAAACTTCTTATGATAGATCAGCAGACATTGGCTCAGTAGTTGCAGTAGCTGTAGCATTTCAATTTGATGGAGATGCACACAATGGAAAGAGCTTACTTGCTCCAACAGCTATAACAAGTTCATCTAATGAAACAGGAGTTGATTATGGTGCTGCAGGTACTAATGGTGGTGCAGGAGTGCTACATTGTACTGTAAGTAGTGGATCTCCAACATTAGATGTTAAAATACAAACAAGTGCTGATAATGTAACTTTTTCTGATTATATAACTTTTACTCAGGCAACAGGTACAACATCAGAATTAATAACAAGTGATACTAATCCTGCAAGATATGCAAGAGCTGTTCTAACTTTTGGTGGATCAGGTAGCATAACAGCAGCAGTTAGTTTTGCTCAGAAATAAATATAGAGGAGAAAGATAAATGCCAACATTTACACATGGAAAGAATGCAGCATTCAAGATTGATGATTCTGGTGGAACTTTAAGAGATATCTCTGATGTTCTTACTGATGTTTCTATTTCAAGAACTGCTGATGTAGCTGAGGTTTCAGCATTCACAAATAGTTCTAAAGCTTATGTAGCAGGACTAAAGGATGCAACTTTAACAATCTCAGGCTCTTTTGATGCAACTGTTGATGGTTACTTATCTGGAATACTTGGAGCAGAGGGATCTTTTGAGTTCTATCCAATTGGAACTACAGGAGGAAATCCTAAAGCATCAGGGGAAGCAATAATGACTTCTTATGATAGAACACCTGATATAGGTGGAGCTGTTACTTTTACAGCTGCTTTTCAAGTTTCTGGAGATGTAACTGAGGGAACTGCTTAAAATAAAC